AACCGACACGGGACGGTAATCTCTAACGGCCTGAAATATCTTAGCTGCTGTTTCGTCAAGTGACCATCTACCGTATATGATATTGTCAACATACCAACCATGCTCATTGACCTTAACCACGGCAATCGCTGTGTCGTCAAGTTTGGAATTTTTAGTTTTCTTTTTGTTGACTTCCTCAAAGCCTGCCAAGTCAACGGCAATGTAATAATCTCCTACTTCTGGCTCAGACTCACTAACTTTAACCCAGTCTTCCTTAAACATCTCTGAACCACGGGCTTCAAACGACGCCATAAATTCTTGACGAAACGCATAAGAAGACATACTGCGTTTAGCAACATCAATTTCGTCCGGGTCCAATAGTGGATTGTCATAAGAAGTAAAGTGCCAAGCTTTGTACGTCGGATCATTGTCTAGTTCTGCATACTTATAAAGTTCATAAAAATGGTTGCGACCCATAGGTGTCCCTATGAACATTGCACATCCCTTTTGGTCTGCCAAGGCGGGTCTCAAAATTTGCTCAAACACCTCTGGCTTCATGTCAGCGTACTCGTCCATTACTAGGAATTTGAGGCTGACACCTCGCATGGTTTCTGGTCTATCGGCTCCCTTGAGACTGATAGTGGCTCCGTTAATAAGCTTAATTTGAAGATTATTAACATGACTACCACTGATAACTTCATGCCCGAGATCGAGAAGGGTGGTCCACATGATGTCTCTGGCTTGTCCCTGAGTAGGTGCGACGTAAAATACATGTCCTCTGTCCGCCTGTAGTGCATTTACAATTAACAACCACGCTGCTAACCTAGACTTACCTGTACGTCGCCCAGCAGCTACTATTTTAAATCTTGTGTCGTCTGCCCAGACATCTTGTTGCCAAGGCAGTAGCTCTATATTAAGATCCATTAAAGTTATTAAACACCGCTGGTGCTTCTAATAAATCAAACGTAACCACTACTTCTACGTTGCCTGAGCCACTCGTAGAGGCTTTAATAATGTCTCCCGGCTGCAAAACAAATGTTGCATTACCATCAATCATTAAATGTTCTTTTGAGGATACGTTAGTTCCGTTGTAAATATATACGTCGGGCGTTGGGCTAGGCTTATCTACAAACAATGTAATGCTATTGGTTGAGTTATGCAGGTTGGAAATAAACGCCATGCTCCAATGAGCCACATATCCGGCGGGTATTTCTACAATTGTTTGCGTAGACGTGTCCGTTAGATTTTTGTTCTTGGTATATAACATTAGTATGTCCACATAACTGGAGTTGTGCCACGGGTGTCAACGTGGACAAAGTCAGAAGCAACACCTATGCCTGTAAATCCAAGTTCAAGAGCAGCATGGACAACCTTAAGGCGATCAGCGGCACTTGTTATTTTTATGTCTGCCGCTATGCCTTGGGCATGAGTACCGGGAACATCTTTTTTTCTTTCTATTGGATGCATCGTAGGATGTCTGTACCCGCTAGTAATAACAAAAGGAAATCCACAGTACGCCCGTAAGTGGTCTAACTTCTCTAGGAACTCTTGTTCCATATTGTTTGTTCCGGAGACTTGACAGTCAAACTCTTCTCGCGTGAAGTGCTTAAGACTCATCTACTACTTCTCCTTCAATTATTTGAGGGGTTGTAACTTCAGCTGCACCAACGCCACTAATGTTAATTTGAATAGCGTTTCTACCACCGTCTTTAACTACTTCTTTTTCAAAAGCACCCACTGGTAGTATACGGTCCATCACAAGTTTCCAAGCAGCGGCTTGATTCTTATGGTCATGGTCCAAAGCAGCATCAAAAATTGTCTCTAGGACTTTACGAGACTTGGGACTAGCTAACATCCTAGCCTTGTACTCGTTAATTATCGCTGCGTCACCCTTGGGTCGGCCAACTTGACCCTTGTTTCCGGGTTTTACAGCGGCTACTTCGGACTTCCGGGGTCTGCCACGACCTCTTTTTTTAACTTCAGTGGTCATAACTAAAATTATCCCTGTTTATGCCAATAGTATAACATAAGTTTACACGAAAGTCAAGCTATTTTAAGGGTAAAAGCAGTAGAAGTACAAACACGAGTAAAATCAATAGGTTACACGGGTTTAATTTATGGGTAATTTTCCTAATTTTGACCTATTTTGTGTCTAAGGGGCTACTACAAAAGTACAACAGCTGTCAACCCCTCCCCCGCCCCATAAGTTTTCTAGGGTTTGACACGGGTTGCGCCTTATGTTAGGCCTTAGAGTTGGCATGGTTCTTGCATGGGTTGACACACGGGGCCAACTGTAGTAGCAACCAGAGTTGGCACAGTATTTGCATGGGTAAAACTGGCATGGTGTTTGCATGGGTTGACAAGTGTGTGGGCTTATGTTGGACCCTATAGCCCTACCTTTGGTGCTACCTTTATATCACGCGTATGCGCGACTAGCATACAACACGGGTTGTGGTCAATAGTTCAAACGTGTGAAATATTTACGTTTACATCCGCTGTGGTTCCTGTACCATGGCTACATCAAGTCAACACACGAGCCACAGGAGGGCTTAAGACATGCAACTACGACAACTAGGTAGCAACAAGACAGAGGTAGAATTCACAGACGGAACCACTGTGTTCTTCAGCTACGAGACACCGGTAGCACTACAGACGGCAGAGGGTGACTACTTCCGCACAGAGGACTTCTGGAGCGTCACCACGTCGAAACATATCAACCAGTGGCTGAAGTCCAGAGGTGCGGACTACTGCGACACACTGACACAGGACAGCATCAACGCGAGGGCTACAGTATGAAATTATTTGACTATATTATTGAAGGGTACAACGTAACCGACGAAGAACGTGATTTGCTCAACATTGTTGACGGACTATGCTGGGATGGGGTAGACACAACCGAACAGGAAAAACCAACACACAGTCGCTACTTGTTTACACGAAACGGTATTTCTGTTTATTATGACTACGGGGCGGACTATTATTTCTTCGAGGAGGAGACAGCATGAACAACGTCATCGAAGAGTATCTTGCACTGGTAGAGCGTACAGTACATACTAACGACATATTCGCATATCAAGAACTAGAGCAGTTGGAGGAGCAGTACCCAGAGTTGGCAGACCTAGTCTATCAATCGGCTGGTCCTCTGGCATACGACATACAAAACAACGAGGTGATCTCATGAACATAGGACGTTACACAATCTGGTATAACCACGAGAACCACGTCTGGGACATCTATGACGGACGCAAGGGGTTCAAGTACCCAGAGTACACCATCAACAACTACTCACGGCTCCTATGCGGGTTGAGAGACAAACTAGGATTCCTAGACACTGACAAGAACCACCGGAGATTCTGGAGAGTACTTCGCTGGTGGTCTAAGCTACGACACGGGAGACGCTAGACATGGAACTATTGATGGTTTGCACATTAGTGCTAGTCTGCTTTGGCTTCGGCTGGATAATCGGACACGCCGCAGGATACGAGAGAGGTAGAAACGAATGGCCGCGATAACACGAGAGGAGGACTAGGGACATGGGCGAGGTTTACGAGTGCATAGAGTGTGGTGAATGGTATAGAAACGAGAGCCACGTGCTACACCTAGACACAATGGACACACACGTGTGCATCTACTGTGCTGAGGACTTGGGACTATTTGAGGAGGACTAGGGACATGTTTGAGAACTGGCAACCGTGGTGGGACGTGTTGATATTGGTATCAGCATCTGGTATACTCACGACTTGGTTATACTTGAAAGGTGAGTTTGATGATTAATGACATATTTTTCTGGGGCTTCTATGCTCTGGTTTTCGGGTGGGTAGTGGGTATCCCCCTGCTTTCCCTTTGGGTAGCTATATACACACTAGGAGAAACAGACAATGACTAGAGAAACATGGGAGATGTGGGCGGACGAGTACCAAGACTACTGGGAAGCCAAGGGAAACTACGCCGAGGAATTTGAGCAGGACGACATTGACGCATGGAAAGAGGAGGAGCAGAAGGTCATAGACGAGTTAATACAACGGATGCAGGGGGCATACAATGACGTTTGAGGAATACGAGCAGGGGTACTACGAGGGTGACTCTGAGGACCCCTCAGGTCCACCAGAGGACCCAGAGACGCACGCCATGGTTGAACACTTGGTGGAGTTTGATACTGAGATGTACCGACTAGAGAGCCGGAGAAAGTACAAGGGGCTATCATACAAACACCTTGAGATGCTAATGGTTGAACTACATGGAAAGGAGTGGAAAGATGCGCTGTAGAGCCTGCAACAGAATACTAGAGGAATCGGAGTTGACTAAGAAGGACGCACACGGTGATTTTTTGGATTTATGTGGTATTTGTCTTTCTGCTGCTGCTTCTGCGGGAGTAGACACAGAAACCATGGAATATTACCAATATGAGGTATTTACAGACGATGAAAACTATGATACCCTCTACTAAGGTATACCTAGGTATATATACTAAAGAAGAAGCAGTAGTAGTACTACAGGAGTATAACTTATGTTAATCGACGAGAAATCAATCTATGAGGTCACAGGCGGCGACTACTCCGTCTACTGCTCCGGCTACACGCAGGCCAGAACAGTGACCAACGACATCATGAAGCAGGACCCATGGGGTGGTATTCCGTTTGTCCTACGGCTGGACTTGGACCTGTCCTTTGACGACAAAGGCAACGTGGTTATGTCTAGGCAGACACTGGATAAAATCCTGTTCCTAGCCAGTGACGAACTACCGCAGGCGGAGGGTGACGAGTGAAACAACCAGAGAACAGCCATACGAAGCATTTTGGCAACGACGGACCCATAGGCAACGATGCTGAAATCATTGTGTACTATGAGGAACGAGGGCCAGCGGAGCCAGTCCTGCGCATACCTTTTTGGTACTGTAAGGACGAACTGGGTTTGTACGAGAACTTCGAAGCGTCAGTACGCAGGACAGCCAAGGCACTCGCAGAGTCCTACACGTACTGGCCCGACGGGTACGTCCATGTGCAGACAATCATTAATCAGGAGTACGTAAACATACTATGATGACAGATCAGCAGATAGAACAATGGATGCGGGACAACCCGTGGAAGGCTAACGTGATCTATCCTGCTGGGGGCATAGGGTTTATGATGTTCATTATGTACACTTGTGTGCAGATCATAGATTCTTTTTTGACAGGTAGTTTCGTATAGTGTATACTATTAGTATGTTCTGAGGAATTCTCAGAGCTAAAACCAAAACCAATGCCGCGCCTAGCGGCGACTACGGAGATTATTCCATGACAGTAACAACAGTAGAAGGTGTAGTTAACTTCAGCAACTTGACCGCACATGACGTATTCAACGGTCAGTCAACTGGAGCCTACTCCATGACAGTAACATTGTCAGAAGACGACGCTGCGGAGCTTGCAGCCAACGGTGTCAAGATCAAGGACTACCAAGGCAACAAGCAACGCAAGTTTAAATCAAAGTACGAAATCAAACGCTTTGATGCCGACGGCAACCCCTACACCGGAGAAGTTCCATACAACTCCAAAGTCCGCCTGAAGTACAAGCTGGGACAGCCTCACCCAGTGCATGGCGTAGCGACCTACCTTGAGGCGGTCAAAGTACTAGAGGAAGCAGAGATTGCCGTAG